AACAATGTATGCCCAAACAGGTGAATCTGCTGCACCTGCTGCACCACGTTCTGCACTTAGGGGTGAAATACAGAGATTCGCTAATGGAAATGAGATTGAGTCATTTGACCCCGATTTGCCATTTGCAGTACCTACTAAGAGCCTAACTAGAGAATTTATTAAGTCAATGGATGATCAGGGAATTGAGCAGATTAGCTCAGATCCTAACGGTGACACTGTATTCCAGAAAATATTGGATGATGTTGATGATGAGCCGGCATTTGATCGTGCATTCCCGGCTGATCAGAATCTCATGAAAGGATCAGCAGGACAAGGATTAGATAGATACGGACTTCCATTCGATCTACAGTGGAGAGAGGCAGTTCAAGAGGCTAATAAACTAGGAATAGACTGGAAATCGTACAACAATCTAGACGAACTTCAGTGGGACATCACTCGTAAGGTGGCCCAAGAAACTGTGAGAACTGGTAGGAATCCACTTGCAGAGATAGATGAGGCTCGTGGATACCAGGTCAAATTAAGAACCTTGAGAGATGAGATTGCAAAGGCTCATCAAACTGGTGATACTGCAAGAATGGCTGAATTGGCCGCTCAAGTTGAAGAAGTGATAAATGCCAAACTAGCTGGGCCTCAACAACAGTCATTTGATGATCCGTCATTTGCCAGAATACCTGGTAAGGGTTTGACTGCCAGCATGAATACTACTCGTGGTATTGAAAATATCACAAGAGACTATACCAGTCCATTACCTGGAATTATGGCTCGTGAGGGGTTGCAAAATGCCCTTGATGCGGCTGATAAACTAGGCATGGATGGAGAAGTTAAGATAAGAATGAGCAGAAGGGGAAAAACAATAGAAATCTACGATAATGGCTCTGGATTAGATGAAGATCAACTAGCTTATAAACTAATTGAAGTATTCTCCTCCGGCAAGGAAGGTGATGAAGGAGCTACTGGTGGTAAGGGTATTGGTAGCGCATCCTACATCTATGGTGGAGATCACTTCGAGATTGAAACTGTTGCAGTAGACAGTGCTGATGGTCTTAAATACCGAATTAAGGCAGGTGGCACTCCTAAACAATTCTTTGACAAGGTTCAAGGGTCTGACTGGGATAAGCAAGTGGTAGATGACTATACCCCAACTGGTACTACTATGAAGGTGAAACTAAAGGATAGTCAAGATATGGCATTTGCCGCAGACATGGTAGAAAGAGTTGTGGCACATACAAGGAATAGAACTTCCCGTATACTAGTAGATAAGGGTGGTTACAGTAGTGGACCTGTATCAGAAATGATACCTGGAACAGATGTTACAGAACATAGATTTGCCCCCTCCAGTGGTGATAAACTAATTGGAGATTTCACAACTGTAAACAGGAATAGTGAGATTAAGGTCTTAGTTCCTGCATATGATGCAACCGTATCTCGTGATGTTGTTAATGTTCATTACTTGAATAACGGAATGTATCAATTCTCTAAAAAGAAAGGATTACCAGCAAAAGGAGAAGGCATACCTGAGAACATAATTGTGGATATTCATCCCTTAGTGGATGATATTGATGACTTGTATCCTTTCATTAACACAAGAGAGGATATTAAGGACGATATTAGAACTGAAGTAAATGATTTTATTGACACTAATATTGCTAATCCCGGAATCAGTAAGAGAAAGTACAGAACTCAAGAATTATACGATTCAATGACTACCAAGGCTCCTATTACTGGAGTTCATCGGACTCCCATTATCTTTGACCCCGGTAACAGACTAACTCCACAGGAACTAGAATCAGTAACTAAGAGTTCAGCCGCTCAACAGATGATTAGACACTGGGATGGAGTGATAAATGAAATCCTAGTGGCAGTTGATAGAAAGAATTGGACAGATCGACTTGAAGGCGTAGGAATGGTAATGGACCCTGGTCTGAATGGAGTTCATATACCCAATCCAACTACTAAAAAGTCATCTATTCTGCTCAATCCATTTGCCGGTATAGAAGCAGGTAACACTCCTAAACAACAAGGTTGGGATAATACTATTACCAATATGCATGAAGTTGCACATATTGGTACTGAAAGTCAAACTCCAGTTAGATTTAGTGATGCAGACAAAAAAGATCCTCGAATGGGTGAATTTTTTAGTGCATACATGAATGAAATTGTACGACATGGTGACATTAGTTTCTTTAGTGGTACTGGACATGGAATGGACTTTTCTCACAGATTAGGAGAGGTATATGCCAAATACGGGATCCAACGGACCTTCGCAGCCGCCGACAGGATGGAACGAGTCCTCACAGGAGGAAACAATAAGTCCGGGAGTTATAGCCCAGAGGTTCAGAGATTACTACAGCTCTATAAAGAGTCAAGGGGGCGACCAGCTACTACAGAGGACCTTCTCTCACCAACGGGTGTTAAGTCAGCGAATACCGGAGCCGGACAGGGGGGTATTCCTGGCACTAATCAAGCAAATGGAGCTGGAGTTCCTCCCCAAAGACCAGTAATAAATCCAGTACCTACTGGTAGTGGTAAGCCACCAGTAGTTAAAAAGAAGAAGGAAAAACCATCATTCCTACAAGAGTTGTGGAATCTGCCACGCGCGGCCACAACAACAATGGACCTGTCAGCACCACTACGACAGGGACTACCACTGATGTTCACTAAGGAGTGGGCTAAATCGTGGAAACAGATGCTCCAAGCAGCAGGTTCAGAGAAGGCATATGAGGCTTCACTACAAGCAATCAAGAACCGAAAACTATTCAAGGGTGAGATTAACCTAGTAACAGGTAAGATTGATAAGTCATTCGCTGAACGAGTGGGAATGACACTATCAGACCTCAAGAGTTTAAGTACTAGAGAGGAATCTCTCGCATCTACATGGATTGAAACTGGTGGTAAATATGGTGGTAAAGTAGGTTACAAACAGACTCTAGGCCGCGGTGCGCGCTCATCGAATCGCGCGTATACAGCCTATCTCAATCAACTACGCGCAGATACATTCGAAAGATTGATCAATTCTGCTAAGAAGAATTTCGATGCAGGTATAGTAGGTGCAAAGAATCCAATGGAAGATTTGACGTTTGCGCGTGAAATAGCTGACTTTGTGAATACTGCCACTGGTAGGGCTCCGCTGAAAGTAGCCAGACCTACTATTAAGGATGGCAAAGTGATACTAAAAGAATCTAACTTTGAAAGGTCTGCTAAGATCCTATCTAATACGCTGTTCTCACCACGTCTGATGGCTTCGCGTGTGAGGATGCTGAATCCAATGACTTACGCTATGGCTAGTCCATTTGTGCGTAAGCAATATCTTCATGCATTTATAAACACAGGTATAGCATGGGGTTCAGTAGCCATGCTGGGTAAAATGGCAGGTGCTGAAGTAAGTGGTGATCCCAATAGTGCTGACTTTGGTAAACTACGTATCGGGAATACGCGACTTGATCCTGCTGGAGGATTTCAGCAGTATTGGGTGGCCTTGTCACGATTACTGAGTGGACACACTACGTCGTCAGCTACTCAATCAGACTTTGAACTAGGCGAGGGCTATAGAGCGGAAACTAGGAAGGACGTAGGTGAGAGGTTCGGTGCGAATAAGCTACACCCGATGGCGAAGTTCGCGTATGACCTACTCAATGCGGCTGAATACACGCCGTTCCATGTCAAGGACCGCACAGCGCAGTTGTTCGTACCACTTGTGATTCAAGACTTGATGGAACTGGCTGAGCAAGACCCTGATCTTCTGCCTTTAATGGTGCCTGTCGCAGCAGGTATGGGCACACAAACTTACGGTAAGGGTGAATCTAGGGGTAAGATCGTAAGCCCCCAGAACGATATACTGTTCAGAGGTGGTTCACTCTACTGATAGACGTTTTCAACGTATGTGTCGGGCCGTGGAGTGTGCGTATTATTGCGTACTTTGCAGTACACGCAGTACTTCATGCGCCCGAACATCGTTGCACCACACACGGTACACTTCCAGTTCGGTGCAGAGAGATACCATGTTACCCACCTGAGACTAGGGGAGTTCGTCTCAGGTGGGTCAGGGGCCTCAGTGTAGGTAGGTCTAGGTATCAGGGGCATCTAGTTCCTTCAGTATGTGCTCGTAGAACACGGTATCTCGTGTGAACAAGTCACGTACTTTAGGCAGTATTCGCTCTAGTTCAATCGCTACAATCTGACTGATGTCCATACCCGGTCTTACTGGAGGCAGGAATATCGTCTTTTGACCGGGTATCCACAGTAGTTTGTCCACATCGAGCGCGTGTCCTAACGCGCCCATCGAGATCAGTTTGAGTAACTCTCTCCTATTCATCGGTTTTTCCCCGCAAACAGCCGCTTGTACTCCTGCACTTGCACATCAGGCATGATGTAGATGATCTGATTACCGATACTCTCGGTTTTAATCATGCCTGCCTGATCAAACGACTGCATGATCTCGTCTAGTTCGAGTGCATCCCGATAGTGTGCCCACATCCGTTTCAGCAACATCGTCCTACTAATCTGGTGTGTTTCCCTGCCCAGCAGTTCGTGGATTATTGCTGACTTGAACGCACTCGCATCAGATAGACCCTTCTTACCGTAGGTCATCTGACGGACGTTGCCAATCAACTTCTCACAGTGTGTTATAGCCTCTGTCATGGAGTCCGCGTCTATGTAGAGTTCTGGACTACGTGATAGAGACAGTAACATGGCAACCTTCAGTATGGAGTCACCGAACCGATTTAGTGTGCCCGTGTCATCCTTTAAGTCTTGTGCCTGTGAAGTTTCGATGAAGTTGTCGTACCACTGTTCATATACCACACCCGCATCGTTGAAGTAGTTAGTCTCTCCAGTAGCTCTGTCAACAAGTGGTGTTTTGTATACATCAGATTCCTCCTTACTAGCCATCGGTTGAAAGGGTCCATTTAACTTCGCTAGTTCCTTCAAGTACTCGATTAGTTCATCGTATTTTGGTGGATTATTCAACGGTACTAGTAGTGAGTTAGCTCGATTCCGCTTGCTCTCAGACACTACAAACGTCCTGGCGAAATACCCTCCATGAATGTCCTTCTTTCCGAAGAAATCGGTGGAGTGAGCTTCATTGGTAGCAGTCAGCGACGTTATTATGGGGTCTTTTAGATTGAAGGATTCGGCCTTCAACAATGACCGCCACTCACCAATGTTGTACTGTCTGTCATACAGGTCAGTCAGTATGTCCGTAGCTACCTTGTCCTCGACGATACTACTGGTTAATTCAGAACTGCATATGAACGCGCACGACTTGGCATTCACCTTACCACCAGGTTGTGTCTGTGCAGTACCGAGTTCCTTCAGTATGCCTTGAATGGAACTACGACCACTGATAATCCGTGTGTTCCCAACACCACGTACAAGCTGTTTGGCCATGCTAATCGGTGGACCCTTCTTGAGTCCTGATTCAGCGTGGAACATGACGTAGATATTGGGGTACAGATTGTGTATCTGCCTATGTAACCATACATTGTCCTTTAGTACTGCTGAAAGTGCTGCCATTCCGCCCCACAACCAGAAGGATGTCGGACTCTCAAGTTCGATGTGTTGTTGCAGTAATTTGTCTAACCATCTCACCTGCTTATTCCTTCACTAGAATGGAATGTCATCGTCTTTACCTACTCGGTAACTGACAGGAGGTTCACGCTTCCGATACATATCCTCACGCTCCTCCTCACTGGTCACCATGAACTGTTCTGTAGGTGTTAGTGGCCTTACAAAGACGTGCTGAACAGGTTCTATTTTAACAGGTTCGTCTACTCCCTTGTATTTCCGTAAGTCTCTGTAGTTCTCACCTACCTCCACGTCACATGGAATCTTGAGGAACCTACGTGGTAGTGAGCAAGCAGTAAAGTTGATGGGACGTTCCATCTCCTTTATTCCGATTGGTATGAAATCCTTGAGATACTCCTCTCTAACCGAGAACAGTAAACCATCATGCGCCTCAAGAATAATTTTCGCCTCCTTGAATTGCTTTTTAATTCTAATACCAGCCGCTTTGGTATTATCAGTGACGGCTCGTTGAGGGATGTAGGCCATAGCCTCTCTGAACAGATCATCTCCCCATCTCTCATAGAAAATTCGTACACCACCTCGTTCGGCATCAATCCCCCAAGGTAATGGAGCTACTAGTTGACGTGTGTTCTTGAGTGCTTCAATGACACCTGCGTGAAACACCTGCTGGATCTTAGGCTGCTTTGCATGGAAAATCTTTAATGCACGCTCGGCCTGCCCTTCGTTGATAGTGATGGCGATCTTGAACTTTCGAGCCTGTGTATTGAGTTCTGTAGCTGCCCTTCGCTTGCCAGCCATGAGGTGTCCTGCATGGCGGAGAGTCTTACCAGCAAATCTAATCGGGCTTTCGTATCCAAGTACTTTTTTAGAGTAATCAGATTCGACACCACCAAAGAACCAAGTAGCAGTGAGAGCGTGATAGTCATGTTCGTCTATGTCCTTTAGTGCCTGCTCGTCAGTAGCCAGGTTGAATACTACCCGCGCCTCCGCTTGAGAACTATCGAACTGTACGAATACCTCACCCTCCTTATGGGGGAGATACATTGAACGAACATCAGCACCTATGTCACCATGTTTCGTGAACACTTGAAATGCTGTGCCCATGACCTTCATGTCTGACTTCCTGCCAGCGCCAACTATGTCTATCTTAGGTCTGATGGGTGGGTCTTGCTGACCTGTACTAGTGCGTCCCGTTTCGAGACACATGTAGCACGTAGTCCGCATCATGCCATCGTAGTCAGGGATGGCGAACAGGTAGGTTGAAATCGTTTTCTTTACGCGCCGGCGTTCAAGACACTTCTCAATCCACGCGCGTTGACCGGGGTGTTTCACACCATTCTGAAGATTGAGTAGTGCAGTGAGTTCTTCTTCACCAGCACCATCACGACGGGGCAGTCTCCACACATCGAACAGGAAACTGTAGACCTGCACAGGTGAGTTCACGTTTATATCAACCCCTGCAAGTTGATACATTTCATACCCTAATCTCTGATCCCAATGGATGTATTTTTCTATCAATTCCTTTCGTTTCTCAATGTCTACTCTGAAGCCGTTATTCTCAATCTCTAGATAGAAATCAGGAAGTGTCATCAGGAAGTTCTCATAAAACTTCTTGACTCCCATCTCCTCTAGATCAGGTTCCATCGCCTCATCTATTTCGAGCGTGACACAACTGTCACGTGCGCATCCGAGCAGTAAATCTCTAATGTCCCCTTCATACATGCCTTCATCTTTGTAGAAGGGTTCTCGGGTGTAGATAGATGTAAGAAATGCAAGCCCTTTTGGGAGTTCAGGGTTAATAGCGAATCCCTTGAGCATTGTATCGCTATGAATTCTTCTAATGGCAAATCCAAGCCTCCGTAGTTTATCGCGATCGTAATTGAAGTTTTGTCCAACAATGTCCTTCTCCCACAGAATCTTAGCCAGCATATACCATATGGTAGCCATGTCGGAATCAGGTATGTCACTGATGCCGTCAAAGTTCCACAATGGTACTGTCATGCCATGATTCTTGTTAAACGACAAGCCAACACAGATAGGTAGACAGTGACCACCGGCTTCGATGTCTACTGATAATTTCCTCTTGTCCTTATACCTATCTAAGAACTCGTACAGTTCACCTGAGTTGTGGCAGATTTGGAGTACACGATTGGGGACATCAAGCGTGGGTGATGTTGACTCAGCCCACGCACGCTTGAAGTCAAACACCATTATCTGCCTGTTCCAGTATCCCTTGATTTCGCCACCTCTAGTACTATGTAGAAGGTGCGCGGGATGATAGGTAGGTACAAACTTCGTACCCATCCCCCATAGGAGAGAACCACGGTGTTTACTAATGGGACTCCTACCGGAAAGCGCCCATAGAGCACTCCCACCAAGAGCGAGAATTGCGTTAGGCTTAATCTCATTTATCTCTGTCCTCAGTTCAGCTAGTTGTTGGTCCATGTCAATGCCGTGATTCTTAGCACGTACATGGAACGGTAGTTTCTTCTTGTCTACATTCGGTGGGACTTCATACTTACAGACGTTGGTAATCCAGCACTCGTGCCGTGGTATGCCCGCATCCTTCAGTAGTCTGTCCAATTCCCTGCCGCTGGCCCCTACAAATGGCTTACCTGCTATCGTTTCCTCACGGGCTGGAGCTTCGCCTAGTATGAGGAATTTAGCACCTGTTGGTCCCATGCCAGGGATGTATTTATGTTCCATCTTTCTTTACCTCGAACGTCTTGGAACAAACCTCGCAGAAGTATACCTGTGGGGACAGAGGCCCAACAGATACAACCTGAAGCATTCGTGTATCACTGTTCTCGCAGTGCGGACACTTCAATTCCTTCGACTGCTTCAGCTTCATTGTCAAGTTCCTTCTCTTGTTCGGGCGTCACATACGCGGGCTTCTCGATGACCCTGATATGCACAGCACGATAGCCCTTACCCTCCATTTGTAGTGGGGTAAATTCCACCCACAGACCCGGCTTGAGTTCCTTGAAGCCTACTGTATCTTGTCTCAGAGCAGTCCAGTGGAAGAAGATCCGAGTGAATTCAATATCACGCGACGAGATGAATCCCCAGCCCTTCTTACTCACCTTGATGATACGTCCAACAATCTTCGTGTCAGTCATTTCTCCCTCATTCGCTGTTAAAGGCGAGGGCGTGTCCGTGAACTACACTTGATAGCCTTGGACACGCCCCCTATCATCAGACGATTCACTCAGGTATCAAATTATGCTGACATCACTGCCCGTTAGCCAGTGTTGCACGTCAGCAAGGTATGAATGTCCTACAGTGTCGTCTGATGAATGTCACTACTCGTCTGATGGCGGCTCATCGTCGTCGTCATCATCCTCGTCATCATCTTCGTCGATGTCGTCGTCCTCGTCCTCGTCGTCGTCCTTCTCGTCCTCATCATCTTCTTCCTCGATGTCTCCCTCGATGTTCTCGGGAGGATCGGTGAGAGGAAGCGGAAGCTGTTCCGGCTCTGCTGTACGATAGTAGTTCACGATGTATCTCCTGTACGCTGGACTTTGTTGAGAAAGTTGGTGGGAGTGGCAAAGTCAAACCACCCCCACCATAGTCACGAACTAGCTGGTGCGAACCTGACGGTACTTGTGGTTGACGCGGTTCACGATGCGGCCCTGCCACTCACCGTTCTCCACGAACACTTCCACCGTCTTGCCCACAGCATTGGCAAGCTCGAAGCGCGCGCCTGCCTTGACATCCACACCGAAGGCAGCAAGGAATCCCACGGCGAATCCAATCGCCTTGGAATTGAAGTTCCAGTCCAATGGAACTCCCTTGAAATCTTCCGCTCCGTTGTCGGCGTTCTTGATGATGACGCCTTCCACCGGATAGTTAGTGGAACCTCCATCTTTCGATGGCGCTTCACCCACGTTGTTGATCTCGACGAGATACCACGCAGGCTCCACAACCTTACCACGGAGCAGATCACGGTCAGAGAATTGAATCAGAGGCATACACTCTCCTGTACTTGCGTTGACGTTGTGTTCGTTGTTGACGTTGTGTTGCTCGACTTACTCAGTCACGACTTCGTAGGTTTCCTCGAACTCTCCCTTCTTGATGATGGTCGGCTCGCCATCAGTGTCGATGGCAACGTAATCCCCTGCCTCTCCAACGAGAGACTTCTTGGGTGCTACGTTCTTGATGATGAACCTTGCGTCCATCTGTCTCGCAAGCAAGTTGTTCTTCTTGCGGTATGACTTGAATGTAGCGAGATCACCAATCAGCATAGTGTGCTCCTGTCAACTAGAATTTCGTTGCGGGTACGTAGTCTGCCTTCATCTTGGTGATGGCTGGTTTAATCCACTTGTCATACAGTGGGTCGTTTCCGAAGATGATCTCCTTGTCGAGTCCCAGTGCAGTACGAGCGAAGTCGTCACCAGTATGTTCAGTGAGTAGTGAGTATGCACCTCCCTGTGATGCGTCGAATCCCGTCTTGATATTGAAGTGATAAACCTCACCACAATAGGCAGGTATCTTCGCTGCCACGTTCTTACCAGCCGTGACAATCTGTCGGCTGATGTGAGTCACGTTCTTCGCAGTGTCGCGGTATTCTGCTTTCACTACGTGCGCGATGAGAATGATGTTGACCTTGTGGAATGCATTGATGTCCTTCGTCAATGCAATGAGTTCCTGTAGTGCAGAGGACTCCGCGTTGTAATCCTCAATCTCATTGACTGCGATGCCACCGACTAACTTGCCAGCAGTTGCACCTGATGAGCGCGTCTTACCGTACTTCAATCGCACGGTCTGTCGCAGCGTCATGTCTGCCATGCTGGTAACAGAGTCGATGATGATAGTCTTGTAAGGACACTGTGACTGGAACTTCTCCAACTGCATCTTGGGTTTGTTCCAATCCTCGTAATCCTCGTATGTGATTGTCTTAGGATCTATTCCCCACTTCTTCATGGGCAGATAGATACCTGACATCTTCCTGTCCCATGAGAACCAGAACTGTGGTCCGGGGAATGATAGCGCCTGTGTTGATTTGCGTGTCCCAGGTTCTCCCTTGAACATGCAATAGAGCGCGTCGAAGTTCACGTCATTCATGTTTGGCATTACTTCACTCTCCCGTTGTACTTGTCGATGAGTAGTTGTAGTTCCGCCAAGAGTCTGATGTCGCGTGGATACATGTGTTGCGGTAGTGTCCACAATACATCATCCAATGAGATGACCTTGTTGTCCAATCCATCATCAGCAGCCGTATCTGGATCGGCTGCGATGATAACTTTCAGATGGACGACTCTCATTATCGCTTCTTTCGTGTGAAGTAAGCGACGATGATGAAGATCATCACGCCAGTGAATGCCGCGAGTGACCATTCCATGTAAGTCATTAGTCCTCCTCTTTGTTGGTGGGGTCCCACACAGGGGCCAGTTGGAAGTTGCGACGCAGTTCCTCCACACGCATCCCACGATCAGCCTGACACACGTCCTTGAACATACACGGGCCGAACATGGTATCGCAGTGCGTGTAATCAGGAGGCCAGTAACCTGTCTCTTGATACTGCACGTACTTGTATGCGTAGTAGGGGAGGATCTCACTCTGCCACTCCAACAAACGATCCGCGGAGAATGATACTACCTCACGCGTAAGACGTTCCTTGATGGGCAGTGATGTCTGTAGACCAATCTTGTTGACGATGACGTTGCGGGACTTGAGGAGCATACACTGTCCGAGAAATTGATTAGACAGCGTAGACTTCTGACGGTTTTGTTTGAACGACTTGTGGTCCATCGAAACGATACCGATCTGATTGGTATCGACGATGAGATCAAACTTCGCCTTCCACAGTACTCGCAGCTCGTCGTCCTCGTATAGTACTTCACCTTTCACCTGCTCTGCTGACAACGGGATGAACGCATCGTTCTTGTACATCTCGAAGTACTGTTCGCATGTGTTGAGTGCGAACTTCCAGCCCACTGTGAACTTGATGTTATCTTCTGGTGTGTTCAGTAGGCCAGGGTATTCCTGTGGCTCGTGCCCACATGTTGGCTTGGGGTCGCCATCATTGTAATTGGCACAGCCCGGACAGCCAGTGACAAACAACTGGCCCATCGTCATGGCTTGACCCACTGCGGTAGGCTTCGGGAAACCGTTGATGAGGTGCTTGTAATACACCTCGAAAACCTTGTGGATAAGTGTGCCCACCTCTAATGAGTTGGACTTACCCTTGATGGCTGTGAACCTGTGATTGAATCGCAGGTCGAAGTAACGTCCACAACTCATCAGACTTGACAGAGTTGTGGCGTCCATGATCACGTTCTTCTTCGGTGTTGGGATGATGTCAGTCATTTCTGTACCGTTTATCTAAATTATGTCGTATAACATGCTCATCCCAATCATCAGGATGAATCCCTGGTTGTGGCCATTGATGCTCATTTAATGGTCCTAATTCATCATGTGCATCAATGATCGCGCGATGATCGCCTTCATGGTCTGCTGATAATTCACAGCGATAACCAGTTAATGGTTCCATCCATATACATTGATTCATCACTCCCTCTCAATCTTGATGGCATCCTTGTCGAGAGTGATGCGCCATCCTTCGATGATGAGTGTGTTCGGTGTGTACTTCGGTTGCCGCTTCGTGTACTTACGCGGCGTTGCCTTCGTCTGTCTCTTGGCCGCGTGTGCCTTCAGCATGGCGGTACGCAACTTCTCCTTGCCTTCCGGTGTCTTGGTCCAGTGTAGTTTCTTTGAGTCTGCCATGTCTTGTGTCCTCAGTGATGTGTTCGATGAACTTGTGTAGTGCGAAACAGACGACGAATACTGCGAGAGCCTCGTTCACTCACTTCTCCAATTTAGTGATCGTGTCGTTGCAAGTGTTTCTCAACAGAACTATCATCCTGAGATATTCTGCCTTCTCAGGTGTCTGTCGAAGTTTCATCAGTATCATCTCCACGAACTCAATGAAATCCACGTTACACCTCTTGTTTCCTCTTGTTGGCCCGCTTCATCACTTGATGCTTGAACGTGTTGAACTTGACTGATGTGTCCTTGTCGTACTTCCACCAGTCAAGGCAATCGTAGCCCTCGAACTCGATGATGCACATGGCTGTGAAGATGCACGCGCTACCGATTCCTCTAACACGCGCTAATGATGCCGGATCTAGTTGCCACAACTTCGCAGCCGTGGTCACATGCAGTTTGGTCAATACCTTGTTGAGCCGTGATGCTGCACTGAATGATGCACAACCAACTTGCTCCACTAGTTCGCGGCGAGTGTATGACAAGCCGCCAGTGTCGAATACCAACTCGTCGAGTGAGTCCGCGTATGTCTTGCCAATTACCTTCTCAACTTTCGTGCGAGAGATCATAGTTACTCCTCAGTTTTGGTGAATAGATACTTGTTCATGTACTCCGAGATGATTGGATTCTGTCGCACAAATGCGATGCGCCGATTCAATTCCTCAGCTAGACGGTGATGATTCTCCGCGCATTGCATCTGGTCATCCAATTCACGCTCCAGATACTCCAAGTAAGTCTTGCACGCAGGTCGTGAGTCGAAGGGATTTCCAAACATTACGGTGGCTCCAGTAGTAAGACCGCGACGATTGCCAGTTGTTTGAGGAATGATCTGCGCGTCATTAGTTCCCGCGCGTCAGTTGTTCGTGTTCCAGCACAGTGATACGGTCACTCTGCTTCTCAACGATCTCCGAGAGTGTGATCACTGTCTTGGTGAGAGTCTGTACGAGATTCAGGATAGCCGTGTCCTGAATATGTACGTTGTCGGCCAGTGTGCGTACCAGTTCGAGCATGGCCGCGTCCAGAGTAGTGGGAACAGTCATTAGTTGTTTGCCTCCGCCTTCTTGATCTTGCGTACTTCCTTCTTGCTGATCTTCTGTTCACGACGTGCCTTCGAGACGATGCCCCAACCTGTCAGCTTGGCCTTCAGATTGTTGTCGAAGTCGTGCTTGGCGCACTGCCCGAGAGTCATTTCCTTGTATGCCATGATGTGTCTCCTACGTGTGTTGTGAAAGAGGACCGGGAGATAGTCTCCCGGCCCATGTGTAGACTACTTCACCTCGATGCCGCGATTGCCCATCTCAGCGATTGCCCACGTCTTGAGCGTCTCGAATCCGGCCTTGTCCACCTTTGCGAAGGCCATCAGCTCTGACGTTGTGCAGCATCCGAATTCCTTGCTGGTGATGAACTGAAGTGGTGTCATTTCTGTCTCCTGTGTTGTGTTAGAGCGGGTTGTTGCGCTTGTTCTTCAGCTCCT